AAATAAGATTCGTCCTTAACTTTTTCAACTGCAAAACGTATAGCTTCAGTATTCCATTCAGATACACTTCTTCCCATCGTTAAACCTTTAGGCATATTCTCGATTTCTAACTTAATCTTATCAACAGACTTATCAACTTGTTCAATTTGAGCATTAGTTAAACGAGTTTCAGCTTCAACCTTAGGTTTTTCAGCTTCAGTTTTAGCAGCCTGGGCACTAGTAAGCTTATATTGAGCCATACCTTGAATGGGAGACTGATACTGAGGAACTGTAGCAGTTGCTACAGAACCAGAAGGGCTAGAAGCCCCTCCACCCTTAATATAAGCAAGCATCGGATTTAAACCAGCCTTTTCCATGTCTTGAACCTGCCTTTGATAAGCAGTATTAGACATTTCAGTCTGATAATCACGATTTAACTGAGCTTGCTGTGCATTAAAAGCATTAGCAGCTTCCGCATTAGATTTACTAGTGGAATTAGTATCCATTTGTCCAAGAAAACCTAAACCACCAGAAATCACCGAACCTAAACCCGGTGAAATATAATTAGCAATATCAGCAATAATAGACATATTAAAAATGATCAATCAAACCAGGAACAGAATACATCGGCAACGGACGAGCAGCTGTAATACTAAAAAACGCATCAAGCAATAATTGCTGACCATTAGCAGAAGCCCCAACAGCTAAGTTACGTGACAAAGGGGGAGTATCCTGTATAAACGTACTATTTAAAGTTGGGAGACTAGTAAATTTCTGTGCATAATGCCACGGGTCGATAGTACCCGAACTAGTGGATTTAAACAAGCCAGTAATCTGGGACGGGTTATAACGATACTCAGCCCAACGCTCTTGATAACCAAATACGTTGGAGTCATTAACAGAACCGTCACAATATATCTCCTTATTCAAAATGGCTTGTTCACCAAGTGTTGCAAATGCAGGGAAGTAAAAATCATAACGAGTAGAACGAGACCAAAACTTACGCAAACCTTGTTGGTAAGTAAGATCGGCTCGGACAGAAACCAAACCAATAACATGACCATGCTCAACAAAGGACTGAGTAAAACCATGAGAATTAGCCAAATAAGTGCCAAAAGCAGCAAGATTACCTTGAGGAGTAGTAGTACCTTGCGCACCAGTACCTCCAGTTTGAGCAATAGGACTGATTGATATCAGTGTAGAACCACCACCTAAATATTCAGGTCTTTGAAGTCTAGCATCTGGAGACGCGACTCCAAAATGTGCACGTATAATTTCAGTATAACGTGTACCACCACGAGCATCACGTTCTAGCAACTTCTGAATCTGAAAAGACTGTCGCAACTGATTAATAGTTGCAGCAGTAGCTTGAGACAAATCAGCATAAATATTAGGATAATTACCAGAAGTACTTTTCTGAATAATTACATTGCCACCAGTAGGATTCAAAGCACTAGCATAAGAAGTTGTACCACCACCAGATTCATAAACAGTTGGAACAGAACCACCCCAAGTTGTAGTATTAACACCAATACCCTTAACAGGCGCAGAAGTACCTAAAGGTAAAGAAACAGAAATACCGCCTTTCTGTGGCCAAGGTAAAGCAGAAGTAAAATAATCATGTCTTTTACCACGACGCATCAAAACGTAATTAACAGATGGAGTATTATCAGGACCATCACCCTTATCAACCGTTTGAGAATTTTGTAAATTCTCATCACGGAACCACTGATTCCAAATTAAATTATATGCCCTTACAGGGAGCGCAGAATGTGATACCGTATTGCTACCGCTAACTTGCCCGACAGTAGGCAAGCCCAAATAGTCTTGCAACGAACCAACTGCATAACCGCCAGCTGGGGAAACTTGTTGAGGTATGGTATAAGAAATCGAATCGGAAGGATTATCCTGTTCCCCCATAAATTTAACCCAATTATTCCAGACCAAACGATTAGGTACAAAGAAAAAGAATGAGTCCAAATGGAGATTATCCATAACTGGGAAAATCGGCGTTGCCAAACGACCAAACATCGTGACGTTACAATTAAACGTATCACCAGGTAAAACCTCCTCACACATAATAGGGACCAAATAACCACTGTCAAAAGTAGTTTTTAAAGTTTTCTGCATAGAAAACTTAGAACGCGGAATATCCGCTTGAGGAACCATCGCAAAATTATGCGAACTAGCTGATTGATTATGAAACATTAAAAACTCCAAAAAAAAGTACCCCCGAAGGGGTACAAGGGTCAAACAGAATCTACAGAACGAATCACGTCTTTAGCACGAACTAAAACGGTAGGTGAACCCTCCCGTATAAAAGCACCATTTGAATCATCAAATTGTCCCAAGAGGTACAGATCAAAATCATCAGGATGTTTATTAAGCTGATTATCAGCAGCAACACGATTAACTTCATCAGTAAAATCACGAACCGCGACATTACGATGAGGAACAAAGAAAGGGCGGTTGAAAACTTCAGCTGCACGATCTTTAACAGAAACAATATATAACAACATTTTTTGACCTTTATAAAATACGTTTTGATTGATTTACACGAGATTCACTAACAATACGTCTAGCGATCTTACGAACCGGCTGATTTTCATATTTCTTCATTTCAGCTTCCGCTTCAGCTCTTACAGATTGCCGAAACTGCATATCTAAAGCTAAATCATGACCTACCTCCTTCAAAAGATTTTTATAATACCTAGGGACTGGCGCCCTAGAACCCTGTTGCGTGATAACGCTACCATGCGGAAAAACATCCGTCATAAAGTAATCACGAAACCAACCTTTACTAATACCCTTCGACATTAACATAAACTCAGGATTAGGAAAGATTAACTCTCCTGTCTCTTTGTCTGAATAAAGTGGAAGTGGCATTAACTTATCAGAAACCTTAATTTTCTTAAGTATATACCTAGCAATATAAGCAGCACTCTCAAAATTTAATTCTCCTATTAGGTGATTCCCTATGGGGACGCCGTTACGGTCTGCCCAATATTTGTCAACTGTAGCAGATATGTAAGTCCTGTCACCATTAGAACTACGACCAAAAAACACGCGATCAGAATTAAAGTCCATTCCAAACAACGCAATATGAAAGTGAGGACGTCTGGTCTGTTCACCATACTCTCCCGAAGCAACATACTTGAATTTCAAACCAGATTTTCGCATACGCTTGAAAAACCTCTGTAAATCGTGTTTCCATAATTGACCATGTTCAGGTAAATGAGCATCATCATACGTGAGGTTGAGCATACAGGACTCTACGTGCATCATCTGTTCGTGGGTAATCCTTATCGCCCACTCCCGAGAATATGCCAGTCTGCACTCGATACATTGCCCGCACTTTATGGGGCCATGAGTCGGGTGAGACCAAAGAGAAGTACACACAATACCTTAGAATCGGATGCCACCACGCATAGGCGCAGCGACAATGTTAGCCAACTGAGTACGCTTCATATGACCTTTAAACTGATGGGCAGAACTGTATTTATTTACAGGGGAACGATGCAATGGTTTCATTTTACACTCCTAAGGAAATTGGTGTCAATGGGCACAGTTATATCAAGTGACTAACTGTGCCCCTACTATATCATCATTCCGACTTAGACGTCGGTTCCGCAGCTGAAACTTGCGTTTCAGCAACGGCTTGAGAAGCAGCCAAACCCAAGCGAATCGCCTCTTCAGTATTTGCTGGATCAGCAAAAAACAAAAGGAACTCTTGAGGGCTGTTATTAAAACGAGCACGTATTTTGGCGTCCATACGCATAAATTGCTCGTCAGCTTGTCTTACTACATTCATAGCAGTTTGGTAGTCAAAAACACCCTCAAAATCAATATATTGAGGCATTACAGCTGGAGTAGGTAAAACTCCTGACTTCATAAAACGATCAACAATAGTATTAATGTCAGCTTCATCTTTAAACTGTTGTTGAGTCAAAGAATCATCCAAACACTTGAGACCAGTTTCATCTGAAACTTGATCTCTATCGTAATTATAAGCAGAACGTAAAAACGGAACTTGTACTTTCATTTTCATTTCCTTTAAAAAGTAACGAGACAAATTAACGCGCAGCACGCATTAAAGAAAACAACATCCTGGCAAAAGGTTCCAACTCTTTACCTAAACGACCAGCATTCAACATTTGATCAGCAGCTTTTAAATCAAGTTTACCAAGACTAGTATCTGTCTTTATTTTATCAATCAAAGCACGCATTTGATTTTGATAAACCTCTTCAGATTGAGCACGCTCTCGCAATAAATAAGATTCGTCCTTAACTTTTTCAACTGCAAAACGTATAGCTTCAGTATTCCATTCAGATACACTTCTTCCCATCGTTAAACCTTTAGGCATATTCTCGATTTCTAACTTAATCTTATCAACAGACTTATCAACTTGTTCAATTTGAGCATTAGTTAAACGAGTTTCAGCTTCAACCTTAGGTTTTTCAGCTTCAGTTTTAGCAGCCTGGGCACTAGTAAGCTTATATTGAGCCATACCTTGAATGGGAGACTGATACTGAGGAACTGTAGCAGTTGCTACAGAACCAGAAGGGCTAGAAGCCCCTCCACCCTTAATATAAGCAAGCATCGGATTTAAACCAGCCTTTTCCATGTCTTGAACCTGCCTTTGATAAGCAGTATTAGACATTTCAGTCTGATAATCACGATTTAACTGAGCTTGCTGTGCATTAAAAGCATTAGCAGCTTCCGCATTAGATTTACTAGTGGAATTAGTATCCATTTGTCCAAGAAAACCTAAACCACCAGAAATCACCGAACCTAAACCCGGTGAAATATAATTACCAATATCAGCAATAATAGACATATTAAAAATGATCAATCAGACCGGGAAC